TGTAATACCGTCACCGGCGCCAACTGCGAAGGATCTGCTTGTTGTAATATCGCCGCCGCCTGTAAGACCATTGCCAGCGGTCAATGTTACAGAACTGTGATCAACGTGTTCATTGGTTACAAAATTCAACAAAGAATCGTGGTCTATTTGACCTGGCACAGCAGCAACGCCGGATGTGGTAACAGAAATTGTTGCATCAGCAGCAACGACAGCAACGCCACCAGTTGATACATCAATACCATTTGCAGACGCAACAAAAACACCGCCGGCCGCAACGGTTATACCGTTTGCAGCAGTGACAGCAACGTCATCAGCATTAACAGTAATACCATTACCAGCACCAACAGCAAATGATCTATTTGTGGTAATATCGCCGCCGCCTGTAAGACCATTGCCAGCGGTCAATGTCACACTAGCATGATCTGTATTACGAGTACTCGAAGTATCAAGAGCAACATCATCAGCATTAACAGTGATACCCGTTCCTGCTCCGACCGCAATTGTAGGTGTTGAACCTTCGCCAGACGCATCGCCTGTAAGACCGCCCCCAGCAGTGAAAGACGCAACATAATCACCAGAGGTGTGAGTACCAAGAGTGGGTTCTGATCTTGCAAGAGTAACTACAGCTGAAGAATTACCAACATAAAGAATACCATCTTTTGTATTGACAGCGAGTTCACCATTTTCTAGAGAACTTGGTACAGAAGTTGCGGTATCACTTCGTTTAATTTTAATAATGGATGCCATTTTTTATTTCCTCATTTTATCGTTTTTCGCGAAGAGTTGAACCCTTTGACGCTGTTTCTTTTTTTTCTATTTATAAGATTGTACTCTTTGACTTTTACATTAGCTTGTTTTAATTCTTTTTCAAGATAAGCATTGCGTGTCGTTAACATAGTAATTTTTTGTGTTAAATCATTAATTTGTTTTTGTTGTTGTTCAATGTATAACTCTAATACTTCTTTTTCTTCGTTCATGAAAACTCACCACCATCAAGATCGTCAAAAGTTGGAACACCGCTTGTATTTATTTGTAATATTTCACCGCTTGTTCCTGTAACGAATCCTAATGTTGATGTGTTTGCTCCAAAAAGAACACCATTTTCTGTAAAAGAACTTAGACCAGTACCACCATACTCAGTACCAAGCACATTGGTTAAGATCAAAGATGTTATAGATGTTGTTGCTGCATTAAGCGTTAATGTGTTACCCGAAGCATATATTTCTGTTTCGCCAATTGATACACCACTATCGCCAAGATAGATTTGACTCCAAACATTTTCCGTATTACCTACACTGTATACATTATTAGAAGATGGTTCAATATTACTTGAAAATGTGCCTGATACTATACTACCAAGTTCAGTATATTTTGCTAATCTATGACCACCAACGGTCACACCGTCATGTACACGCAAAGTAAGATTAGTGGTATCCATAGTAATTTCACCGTTCGCTCCTGTGAACGATGAATGTTCTACTGCTGTACCTCTTCTATGTTTTACTGTGATTGACATTTAAGTTAGTCCACCGTAATCTTGTCCTGCTGCAGGATCGGATGGTTGTGTTATTAGACCATAATCAAAAATACCTGCTACAGTCGTGCCAGTTAAAGCTTCGGCTCCGACCCATTTATCGACTGTTGCGTCATATTTAAGAAATTTACCATCAACTTTTGCGGTATTCCTATCAACATCATCCAAAAATTCAAGTCTTACTTCACCAGAACCCGCAAACGATCCTTTAGCGTATGCGGCTCTTGTTACTTGTGCTGATACTTGACCTTTAAATTCATCAAATAGTTTTTGTAATCTTTCCTCTATTGGTTTTATGTCTGGTGTAGATCCATCTTTTCCGTCCACACCGTCTCTACCAGCGGGTCCTCTTGGTCCGGTTTCACCCTGAGGACCTTTGATTCCCATGGGTCCCATTGGGCCTCTTTCACCTCGAGCACCTGCGGGTCCCTGTTCACCAATAAGACCCTGTTCTCCTCGTGGTCCCTCTCTACCTTGACGACCTGTTTCGCCCTTTTCACCCTTAAAAACTTGAATAGGTATTGGGTCACTTTCTTCGTCTAATACGAGATATTTTATGCCTGTTTGATCTTCAATGTCCTTCTGAAGATTCTGATATATCTCTTTGTAAAGCCTTCTTTCCGTTCTTCCTGATTCTTTTTTGAGAACTCCAAGAACTGCGGCAAGTAATTTAGCTTGATCAATATGTCTCATCTTCGTCTTGATCCGAGGCTAAAGAATCATAAAAACGAGTCATGCTTTTTACAAGTTCCGATTCTTCTTGTGACAGCGTTTCGCTTGGTTCGAACTTTTCATCAAGTTCTTCTTTCGATGATTCCATGTTTTCAGTTGATTGATTGTCGTTATTCATATCATCTACATCATCATTTTCACCATCTTCGGATTCTTGATCAATTTCCTTTTGCATGTTTTCTATTTCTGTCTCACTCATACGTAAAACATTTTTTCTAACCCATTCTTTCGAAAAATACGTGCCCACCAGTTGGTCAATATCATTCAACAATCGTAATCTTTCTGTCATTATTTCTGCATTTTTCAATTCTTCAAAATGGTTATCATTTTCAAATGTATAAGAAATGCTATCTCTAACCATTGCCCATTCTGTTTTGTTCATGATTCCCTTCAAAACAACCTGAGTTTCGAGCAAGTTATCGAAAAGCGTGGAAAACTTAGATCGCAACCTAGAAATAAATTTTGTAAATTTTACTTCGTCTCTTGTTATTTCAGAAGCACGACCTAGTGAAAACCCAGACTCAGAATCCAATCTACTTACTGGTACATTTAATGATTTATAAAGTTTCTTTTGAAAATACAAAACGTCTTCCATTTCGCCAAGATTTTGACCGCCCGGTAGAGTGGTTATTTCCGTTCCTCTACCGCCTTCTCTTCTAGGTAACCAAAAGTCTTCAAGCATTGTCATGTGTCTACGATCATCTCTAATTTCTCCCGTAGAGGCATCATATACAAGCTTGTTTTTATGTTTAACCATCATATCGCGTAGATATTGTTCAGCTTTTGCTTTTGGCAAATTACCAACATCTATATAAAAAATTCTTCTTTCGGGAGCTCGTGCAAGACGATAAATGATAGATGCGTCTTCAAGCATCCTCAATTGATTCATTGGTTTTAATGCTTTGTGCAAATGTCCTAAAGACATTTTATTTTTAGAGTCTACAAGACCGCTAGTTATATGGCAAATACTATCTGCTGAAATACGTATACCACTATTATTCTTCATCAAACCTTTAGAATTATAAATGTAATGTTCTTCATAATCTTTATAAGTAGTAATACCTGTTTTCAAGTCTCTGTTCTTTTTCTGTTCGCGTATCTTTCTAATTTTTCTAGGATCAATATATCTGAGTTCTTTAATACCTTCTCTTGGATTCTTAGCGTCAATTACTATTTGATAGTACAATCTGCCATCAACGTACCACCTTCGAAATGTTTCATACCCTTTATTACCAAAATCCAATTGACTTAAAAGAATTTTGAATTCTTCCTTTAAAAGTTTTTTCAATCGTACAGGAATGTCCGACTCGTCTAAATTGAGATCGACAGCATAGGAATTTCTATTCATTACAATTGATTCATTAATAATATCTTCAATTGCAGTATCACATTCTGGTTGCAAAGATAAATCTCTGTACTTTGTGACTAAATCTGCTTCGTCTTTTGCTGTTCCTTGCAAGTCAATATATTGACCATAATATCCACCGGTAGCAACTTCAGTGGCTCCATCGTCTTTTATGTCTGGAACGAGTCTTTGCAGACTAGAATCATCAGATTCTTTATCTGCTTTTTTAATCTGGAAACCGAATAATTCCATGGTTAATTATCCTATGCAAAAAAAAGAGGGACATACAAGTAGTATATCCCTCTTTCTCAGTCTTTAATTAAACTAATAAAACAAACTTTATAAAAAAGAGGGCATCACTTTGCTATATTTAGTTTAATTGATTAGAGTACGTTTTCCCAATAATCAAATTGGAACGTAACAGAATACTCCATTACTGCATCGTTATCCCAAGCAAGGTCTATCGCACCGACTTCTGAACACCAAAGGTTGTTCAATTTGTAGATTTTGATAGGTGGTCCAGATTTACTGTAAACGGTAACAAAAGCGTCTCCACCTTTATAATCTTGGCCACCCGTCCTCAGGTTTGCTTCATGTGAGTTTATTTCTTGGTTCCATGATTCAAGAAGTCTACGAACTACAAAATCTTCGTCTTCAATGATTGTTGGAGTCCACTCAGCAAAAGTCCTAAACCCGGCAAGTTTAATAGTTCTGCCAAAATACGGAACTTCAAGCGGTGCTACTGTTCCAGCTGGAATCTGAGCAGCTTTGCATCGAAATACAATTTGTGGTCCGAGTCTTGGAATTACTACTTCAAAAAGAGAAGGTCTAGCACCACCCAGTGGTAATCCTGCGCTTCTAAAAGTGTTAATTGAAAAGGGCATCGTTATTCTCCTTTATTTCTTATATTTTATTTATTAAAATTGACCAACAATTTCGGAGAATTCTACACCAGTTCTCACTGCAACGAAATTCAACTGAATAAAGTTGATGGAACGTGCTGGTTTGATGTAGATATCACCAACGAATTCATTTCTATCAATAACTTCCGGTGTATTGTTTGTTTCGTCACAAACAACGCGGAAATCAGTGATACCTCTACGACCTTGAACATCTCTCAAGAAAGGTTCAACAAGATTCACAAATGAAGTTCTTGTGAATTCATCATTGAACTCAAACAGAGTGAAGTCAGCGGCAGTTGAAATTGCCTTTTCAAGTACAATAAACAATCTACGGACGTTGATTCTATCAAAAGCAGAGGGTTTCGACAAAAGTGTCTTGTCTCCAAACAAAACAGTTCCACGCCCAGAAAACGTTGTGACGGGGTTTACACCGTTTTTGTAGAGTTCATCTCTTTCAGATTTAGAAGGATTCCAAGCAAGTCTAACAACATTCTTCAAAATGCCTCGGTTAAAACCAGCAGGTGAATACCAAGGATCATTAGTAAAGTCTGTACGCACCATCAACCCGGCAGTATCACCATTACAAGGAATCCAACGATACACATCATTGTATTTGTCAAACTGATATTTCCAACCACTGTCCATAACAGCATAAGATGTTGATGTGAGTGTGTTACGGAAAGCGACAACATCATCAGCTTCTTTGCCCTCGTATGTTGCATTGTTTACAACATCGGCTCTTTCGGGAGAGCAACAAACAAGCAAATCTTTTCGCGTAGAAGCAATGTTATCAATCATGTGATTAATAACGGTAGCGCCCGATCCACTTGCAAGCAAGAAAGAAACATCTACTTCTTCCGTATTTTTAAATTCATCATATGCTGTGATCAACTGAGCATCCGTAGCTGAGGCACCGTCAGCACCTGAGCCAAGTGATTGCGATATTGGTTGTGTAGAACCAGTGAATGTTGCGGTTGCCGGCTGACCAGCGTTTGTATTGTTGCTATCGTGGTTAGCCCACCAAAGATACTGTGACCTGCGGTTGATAGCTGTCTTATAGAAAGTTGCAGTACCATCCGCAGCCTTGGCATCAGACGCAAACGAAAGATTGGGGAATCTTTCAAGTACTTGACCTTTAACACCAGACCATGTACCATCTTCGTCTACAACAACAACGTGAAGTTCGTCTCCAGATCCACCTTTATCTGTTACATACGCACTTGTACCAAGAGAATTGTCAAAATTACTATAATATTCCCATCTACGAACAATATCGTTTTCGGCGGTGACTGTATTACCTGTATATGTTTCAGCCAGTGTGATATGTGTACCATTAGCAGCAATGGCAGATACTTTAATTGGTTGTTTAGCTGAACCTGAACCACCTACAAGCAATATGTCATTGACTTGCAACACGGCAGATGTATCGCCGCCGACCGATGCTGAGAAAGTCAGTAGAGCTGTATCTTTAGTGATACTAAATGTTTGACCTTGAGCAGATGTTGCTATTGTTGATTCG